GGCCACTTCGTCGCTGAGAACGGAAGCCTTAATTCCGGAAGCAGATTTTGCGAACCACGTCTTAATACCCTGAATTGCAGACCAATCGATTGAGGCACCAACTGCAAGGAAGGCCGCGGCATCCTGAGCGGTACCGTAAACCATCGCCAAACAGTTGTAGTTGTTCTCCGCTAATTGGGCGGCTTTCGTTGTGGACTGGGTAGATTGATCAAGCATCTTTGTGTCTGTTGACCAATCAAAGTACACGTAGTCATCATCAATGTCGGCCCAAGCCGCTAAAGCGGAAGCCTCAGCAACCTCTGTTGCATACAAGGTTGTGAATCCGACCCAGTTGCGAGAAACAGAAGTCACAAGATTCATGTTCTGAGCAGGTGTCAGAGCATCGGAACCTTGAGAGAGAACGGCGCCGGAATCCTCAGTCAATCCAAGTAATGCGGAAACATCCGTTCCTGTTGTCGCTTTTGTAGCGAAGGAGATTGAAGCGGTATCGCCTGTCTCTGTGGTGGTCAGGATGATGGCATTTTGAACAGAGTTAAAGGCGCCGGAAACCGCGCCTACTGCAGAAGCCAGCTCAGTGGCAACGTCACTGAAAGACTTAGCCGTGGAGAAGTCGAGGTTCACGACTTCTTTTTCTGTGCCATTGACCGAAATTGTCAAGGATCCTGTCTTGATTGCTGTCAGTTCGGAAAGTTGAGCAGTGATCGGAGCTGACTTAATCCAAGCGGCGGAATCCGCATTGATTCTTCGGGCCACAAAAAGACGGTTAATTGCCTTTTGCTGATTGTTCACTCCGGAGAAGTACTGATTAGCAAAGTCAGCCTCAGGGGACTCGGCACCAAAATAATTCCCGACAGCGGCGGCGGTCACAAATTCCAGTGCCGGAGAATCTGCAGGAATCAGAGCATTCTGGGTCAGCAGCAGACCGTTTGTTTCAAGATCGGCGCTCCCAGCGCTTATCACTCTCGGAGTGATAGAAACGAGTCGCGATGCATTGATTGACATATTTTTCCTCAAAATAAAAAAGCGCCAGATGGCGCCGACGATAATTTTTATGGAGCGGCTATGAGCCACACCAGAAACTCATCTATTTGAAAATATCCTTTACAGCCTTAATCGCTTTCGCAATCACCCAAACTGCGAACCCGTAACCGATTAGGTAAACAGGAAGAGCTGCATACAAAGGAACGGCAGTGACCATGGTTAGGGCCTCCGCTAGGTCGTGTAAAATGTTCATATTGACTGATTCCCTTGCAATCAGTTAACTCAAACCCCGCTCAGCTACCAACTGATCGGGGCTATTTTTTTCATAGAATTCTTATTCTTAGGACTGACATCTTGACCGGCTCTTCGGGCCGTTCTAAAATCTCACCTATAGCTAGAGATTGTTCTGTTGACCGGTGTAAACCTTTCACCGAGCCCTTAGGTGGCGGTAATAGCACAGCGTCTCTGGCTTTTCTTTTTCTCATTTCAATTTCAAAAGAAGCCTTTTTCTTATCAAACCATCGGTTTCCTTCGGTGTTGACGTTGTACGCATGGAAGTCAGTGCTTGACGTTTCTCCTATATCGACAGCCACTGTTTTTTTAATGCCATTAACCCTTACGTTTTTCATTTTTGTATGAAAGGCCACTTGCGGAGTATGGTTGACAGCCTCTTTCCTCCCGAAGTAGGAGCCTTTTTCTATTACTTCTGGAACAAAAGGAAGAACCTCTAGTATTTCTCGTAGGTGCCCGGAAAATTTCTTAAATTCCTTTCTCCCTTTGCCATCGAAAACGACAGAAACTGTTTGCTTCTTCCCAGATATCTCCACCTCAGTGCTAACCGAACCTCCTCGCAGTTCATTGTCGTAATAGAGGACGATAGCTTTAGCGGGATTACCTCCGGCCTTTTGCAAGTAACTATGAATATCCTTTGACGGCGGACTCTCAATGAGATTTTTCCCCGATTTCGGATAGGACTGCTGGCTTTCTACCTTCTTTCCTACTTTCCCTTCCAGTTTGCCATTCTTACCGACTGGTATATGAGTGCCATTCACCGTTATCCACTTTGCAGCATCCTGAGCATCACCAGGGTTTGTTGCGTAAGTTCTCCCAAGCCCATACATTAGTCCAAGCTTGAATGCACGCCCAAGTTTGAAAGCAAGTTGCGCGTTCATTGCTTTTCCTTCGGCGGGTAGCTCACATCAACGTTTTTCAGGTCCACATCAACCGCACTAAAGAATCCCATCGACACCTTGATCTGGCTCTGCATGCTGAGGTGAATCATCAGCGTGGATCTCCGGACATAGTTATCGGAGTCTCCGATAATGGTTGTGTCTCTCGGATCATCCGCATGAAGCAGGCTGATTCCTCTATCAACGAAGAACTTCACGCCGACCTGAGACCTGCATACGGTCTCCAAGGCCTGAGCCCTCAGCATCGCATTCATGCCGTCCGAGCCGTTTAATGTCGAGGCGTAGCAATCGACCTGAACCAAAACCTCTGTAGTCGTTGAGAGGTAAACATTGTCATCGGTTTGGTCCTTCTCCCAATCCTCAGCACTCGTTCCATGGCGGACGCTTGAGATGTAGGAATAGATGACGTAATCGTTTCCTTCAGGAGGCAAAGCTAGATTATTTTGGTTCCCGTAGAAGATGTTTTCCGGCGCCACAGCCGGAACTGCAAATATCTCAAGAAACTCCTGGATTGCTGTCCGGATGTTCGGGGTCAGGTTTTGTGCTTTCATCTTCATCTTCCGCGATATTCAACTTCTGAGGCGTGGTTTGGAGTGTGCAGCGGACCGCCTCCCAACCGGCATCGGAAAAATCTTCAATCACCGCAGTGATCAGCCACTGGCCTCCCTTGGAGTCTTCGACATAATCTCCCGACCTCGCTAATGGCCTATAGATTGCCCAAGGTCGCTGCTTCTGGTCGCTCGATGCGAAGAGATACAGGCGCCGGATGATGGTGTTCTGTCCGGCTAAGTTGGCATGATCCAACGCGCTATCGCCTTCGCTTTGAAAATTCCCTTGAATCTCCTCTGCTGGTGCGTAATACGCTTGGACAATCCCTCCTACATTCTTTTGACCGACCGATCGATACAGCTTGAAGGTTTCGTCAGCATAGTTGGCGTTTATTGCCTGACGGACAATTGCATGTAGGTTGAGAGACATTAGGAAACCTTCCAAGTTATTGAGCTTTGCAGGACGCCACTCAGCGTCAAAGGCTTCGTGGTCATCACGTTATTAGGCAGAGTGCCTTTCCCTTTAGCTTTCTTGGCCTTGTCCATTTCTCCTCTTGCCTGCATCAGTGCCATCGTTAGCTCTGATCGTTTAGGAAATGAACCAGCAGGAATACCTGCTTCTCGAATCGTTTGCTTGATGTCATCGGTAGCCATTTGCCCCATGACGCCTAACGAATGCGTTATGTCGAACGTTTTTAGGAAGCGGGACCTAAATTTCTC